ATGTCCAGACAGTTTGATGAATATATGTCAGATAAGTTTGAATTGAATGGGACTATGTATCAGATGGTAGAACCAGATTCTTTTGACGAACTTATGAAGGCATTTGAGATAAGAGATGTAATTCAAACTGGTATAAGCCAGTTGATGCATGATGAGGATGACAGTGCTTGGCAGACTCTTTTGCAGGAGCAGGAGGATTATATACAGGAGTACATTGATCACATAGGTGATTTTAACAATGGATGCCTTGTTAAGAATATTGCTTATTTGCTTAAAAAATATGGATTGAGAATGGGAGATTTGGAACGGCTCTTAGGTATTAGTGCCGGATACATATCAAGAACTGTAAAAGAAAATTCTTCTAAAAAACTCAGTATTGATGTGGTATGGAAGATTGCAGAATTATTTGAGATTAGCGTTCAGAAACTTATTGAAGATGACTTGTCTGATTTGAGTGGAAACATAGGAATGCTTGTTGATTTTATGGATAAGCTTAAAGAACAGACTGAATGCGTTGAGATTGAGTGGGATAACCTTGGTGGGGTAAACAGTGAAAACGATGAAAGGTTTGATCAGATGGGTTTGTTCTCTACAACTGAGGATGGTCGCATTCGTTATGCAGCACCTGGAAGAAATAGTAAAATGGTATTTCTTTTGGCGGATGATGTTATATCAACATATGGAGTTGACGAATTTAAGCAGATGATAATTATTCCATTTTATTCGGAAAAGTCCAGCGATATACACTACGATTTTATGTTTGCTTGGCCTAAAAGGGATGATATGTACGGATTTGAAAAAATCTTTTATTCAAATGATGAACCTTTTGGAACATTAGATGGACATGCAAAAAGATTGTATGAAGAGGCTAAAGAACATTTCTTTGATGTTCCTGTTGCAAATGATATGCGTAAATTCATCGCAGGATATCTCGGAAAGGGTGGTGATGCTTAATGCAAAAATATCAGATTCGTGATTATAAGAAAAAAAATCAGAAATCTGCACCGAGAATGTTTGACTTGATCATAAATGAAGAAGGCATTCCATTTATTGAAACCAAGAATGAAAAGGTAAGTCACAAGATTTCTCTGACGGAAGCTTTCAAACAAGCGGGCAAGAAAATTGAATATACTATAGAGGGTTAGCAATCTACTGAGCGACCGGACCCATATTATATTGAGGTACCTACTGCCGGAGTTGTTATACAGCATTAATGCTGTGTAACGATTCCGGCTATTTTATTGCCAAAAGTGGACTCCACAAGTCCACCTGAGACCTCTATTTTATACGAAAATACAATCAAAGAAATAATTCTAAGTACTCATTAGGTGGTGGTTTGAAGCTTATTTTCTTTTCGTCGGAAAATTTCAGGAAAATCCCGCTTAGGAAAGTAGGGAGACTTGGTTACGGATCAGAACTTACATCTGCGGATGCAGGCTCTGATGGGTATCCAAGAGGATATTCAAAATAAAAATTCATATCGGCCACATGTGCGCAGTGAGGCAGGATACGACATAACGCAGACAACAGTTGTGATAAAGACAACTGCTGAAAGCGGAATGCAGGTACCCTTGTTTTCCTGCGCATTTTTGTTGGTCACTGGGTACTTCGGGTCCAGTTTTCATATCGGGTATTCTGCTCTCACTGCCTTCAGGTCAGCTAAGGAGGCAATTATGAGAGTCAAGAAGACAAGACAGTCAGACAGAGGTGTGTATCGTTATCCGGTACAGGTTGAGGACGGACGTGGTGGTTACAGAACTGCCTATAACGTAATCAAGCCTGGTGAGGATGGAATCACAGAGGTAATGATCAAGTCACTCCATGCGATGGATGACCACGAAGTTTACCTTAATGTAAAGAACGGACATCCACCTATGACTGCAGAACAGAAGGCAGCTAAGAAGGAATGGGAAGAGGCACATCCCGGAGAGAAGTACAGCATGAACTGGAATCTTTCATTAGATTATATCGCTGGTGAAGACGATGAAGAGGTAGACAAGAGCCATGTGCTTGCAGGTGCTTCTTACAATCCTTTTGATGAGGAAGAGGTATCACCGGAGGTCCGGAGATTAAGGGATGTGGTTGCAACCATGACTGAAAGACAGAAACAGGTCTATCAGCTGGTGCTTCTGGAAGGACGTGGCTACACAGAGGTCGCAAAGATTCTGGATTGTTCACCTGCCAATGTAAAGCAGATTTGTAATAAGGTAATCGCTCTTATCAAAGCTGGTGTCTAAAAATATATTGAATTTTTTTGCTGGGAGGTTAAAAACTCCCAGATTTTTTTGCCTGTGACATGTAAGGAAGACAAGTTCCTACAGAAAGCGAGGTAAGAAGCGATGGCAATTAAACACAAGATAGTTATCAACGTTTCTGATCCACAGGGCAAGACCGCAAATGTGCTTAAGGGTGCCAATGTGAAGCTACCGACAAGACTTATCAAGTTTTTATTCGGAGATTTCACACAGGTGTAGCTGTTAGCACCAGGTCAGACAGTGGAATCGGTGGACATCCATGAAGTAGAGAAAGGAGAGTGTGCAGCATGCCTAAGGTAAACATTTCAAAAATCATTGAGGGTGTTGGTACCTGCAGTGAGAACCTGATTGAAATCTCTGAGAATCTGATCAGCATTTCCGAGAAGGTGTCGGTTATTTCAAAGGTGATTGTGGAGATCATATCTGAATTCCAGACGGAAGTTGATAAACCTGCAATCGAGACTAAGGCTAAGAAGTCAGCACCAAAGCAGATTGAAGCAAAGGCAGAACCGGTAAAGGAAGCGGCTAAGGAAATTACCTTTACAGAGGTAAGAACAATTCTGGCTGGAAAGTCCAGAGCGGGTCATACGGCTGATATTAAGAAGATTCTGGTAAGCCACGGTGCAGAAAAGCTTTCAGAGATTGATCCTTCTGAATATGCAGCAATCGTGGCTGAGGTGGAGGTGCTTGGATAATGGCTAAACATGCTTTTTTATCGGCATCAGCATCCCACAGATGGCTGGAATGCCCGTCTTCAGCAAAGTTATGTTCAGAGCAGGAGGACAGGGCAAGTCCTTATGCACAGCAGGGTACGGACTGTCATGAACTGTGCGCCTATCTGGTAGAAAAGGAGTTGGGTAAGGATGTAAATGATCCAACCGAGAATCTTACCTACTACGATCAGGAGATGCAGGACTGCGCTGAAAACTACTGCAGTTTCGTAATGGAACAGATTGAGGAAGCAAAGAAGCACTGCCCGGATCCGCAGGTTCTGATAGAGCAGAGGCTTGATTTCTCCAGATGGGTTGAGAATGGTTTTGGCACCGGAGACTGTGTGATTGTTGCTGATGATGTACTTCAGATTATTGATTACAAGCACGGTCTTGGAGTGCTGGTATCAGCTGAAAAGAATCCGCAGATGATGTGCTATGCACTTGGTGCCCTGGAATTATTTGATGGTATCTATGATATTAATTCCATTCAGATGACCATATTCCAGCCAAGACGTGAGAATGTCAGTACCTGCAGTATCACAAAAGGGGAATTGCTTTCTTGGGCGGATGGTGTATTAAAGCCTACAGCTGAACTTGCTTATGAAGGTAAGGGAGAGTTCATGGCTGGAGACCACTGCCAGTTCTGCAAAGTGAAAGCAACATGCCGTAAGCGTGCTGAATATAACCTGGAACTTGCACAGTATGATTTCGAGATGCCGCCTACTCTGGAAGAAACAGAGGTTGCAGCTATCCTTCCTAAGATTGACAGTCTGATTTCATGGGCTGCGGATATTAAGGAATATGCTCTGCAGCAGGCTCTGTCTGGTACTCATTACGAAGGGTTCAAGGTTGTGGAAGGCAGAGCCAACAGGAAGTACACCGATGATGATGCAGTTGCTTTTGCAGCAAAGGATGCAGGATTTGATCCTTATGAGAAGAAGCTGCTTGGCATCACCGCAATGACTGCCCTTATGGGTAAGAAGAAGTTTGAAGAAGTGCTTGGCAAATATATTACAAAGCCTCAGGGCAAGCCTGCACTTGTGCCGGAATCGGATAAAACACCGGCGATTAATACAGCATATGAAGATTTTAGTGAAAATTAAGGAGGAAATTCACAATGGCTAAGTTTATTAATCCAACAAAGGTAATCACAGGAGTAAATACAAGATGGAGCTATGTTAATGCATGGGAGCCTAAGTCTATTAACGGAGGAGCACCTAAGTATTCCGTATCTCTCATTATTCCTAAGTCAGACACAAAGACAATCGAGAAGATCCAGGCGGCTATTCAGGCAGCGTATGATGAAGGCCAGGACAAGCTTAAGGGTAACGGTAAGTCTGTACCTGCACTCTCAGTTCTTAAGACACCTCTTCGTGATGGTGATGCAGAGAGACCTGATGATGAGGCTTATGCTGATTCTTATTTCATCAATGCTAACAGCGGTACTGCACCGGGAATCGTAGACGCTGATCGTCAGCCTATCTTAGACCGCAGTGAGGTTTACAGCGGTGTGTATGGCAGAGCAAGTATCAACTTCTATGCTTTTAACAGCAACGGTAACAAGGGTATTGCCTGTGGTCTTAACACTCTTCAGAAGATTAAGGACGGTGAGCCTCTTGGAGGAAAGTCCAGAGCCGAGGATGATTTTGATACTGAGGAAGATGATGATTTTCTTTCATAATCCTGTAACTGATGACAATGGAAGGGCGGTGGCTAAGCTGCCGCCTAATATTAGAAAAGCGAGGTGACAAACTATAAACAGTCAAGTGTTTTTTTTGGAATTTTATGGTTTATAAAAAAGGGTAACCTTAATAAACCATCTGAAAATAGCGTATTTCAGATGGAGGGTGTTAACTTATGAACATGAGCTCATCGAAGTTTCTTTGGGTCAAAGTCGATATCTTGACTCTCCAATGCATAGATGACTCTGACAAGCTTCTTAGCTACATGAGTGATAGCAACCCGGTGAGGCTTGTTCTCTGAACGTTTTCTGGCATAGTATGTAGCAAATGTCACATCAAACCGTATCAACGGCAGACAGCAGTTGATAAGCACATATCGTAGCTGTGAGGAACCGTGTTTTACCATCTTGCCATTATATGCTTCAGTTCCTGACTCATGTACGCTGGGTTCTATTCCGGCAAAAGCAAGCATCTGGTTAGGACTGGAGAAGTTTGAAATATCACCATATTCAGCGTAAATGATAGCAGCGGATATAGGACCGATACCTGGAATGGACATATAGTGTGGATGCACTTCATCTACCAGTCTGTTGATTTCGCTTTCTAATGTTTTGATTTCATCTACAAGGGACTTGTATAAGGTCAGCAGACTATTAAGTTCTACATCGAAGATAGAGTTGTTTACACCGACTGTATTAGCGGCAAGTTCTTTCAAGCGAATAAACTGCTGGGGAGAAAATTTTCCTCTGGAAATGGATCGAAGTTTCTCATAGGATGCGGAATTCATTCTTGCTATCTTTTCAGCGGAGCCGTAGTTTTCAAGGAGGTATAAGGCAGTTTTAGATAAACGCTCATGGAAGAACGGTTTGAACTCTGGAAAGGTGTGGTCAAGAACGTTTGTAATTTTAACAAGATAAAAAGAACGCTGGCGAACCAGCCTGTCCCGTAAACGAGTTAATGACTTTAAGGAATAAGCGTGGTAAAATCCTTTTGAATGGGGTTTGTATTCAACAGTCATTAACCAACGGGCTATTAACTCGCAGTCGATAGAATCGGTTTTGGTGCGTCGGAGAGTCTGAGACTTCTTGAAATCCTTGATTAAAACTGGATTAATTTCCATGAAGCTGTGGTTGGCATTTTCAAGGAAGAGTTCAAGATTGAGGGCATAATGGGCAGTTGATTCAAACCCTATTTTTATATCCTCAGGAGTGGAGAGTGAATTTAAGATAAGATTTAGTTGTTCAAAACCGGACTTATCATTTTTGAAAGTAAACTTTGAAACAACTTTCTGGTTGGCTGCTGATATGATGCAACAGTCGTGCTTGTACTTGGAAATATCGATTCCAACAAAGTACATGGTCATAGAAATAAGCCTCCTTATAAGATATTTAGCACTGCTGTCTTCCACAGAGAATTCGGCTGCGTAATCACGTAAATGCAAACGTCATGCGTTAACAAACTAATTACCAGTAGTAGACGAAAAGCTGTGGTCTGAGTCACCTCGGAACAGTCAAAGCCGTAATGAAATAGGTACAGATCCACAGTGCTGTAATTATTATAATGGAGTATTCAATAAAGCCCAAGAGATTGGGAGAAAGGGGAATAATCCATTACCCTCAAAAGAGGATAATTGGATTATACGTAACGAAATGGATAAAATATTATATTCGCAGGTGTTGATTACCTGCACGACAATCAATGTAATCTCTATTATTTCCATGTTTGGAGTAATAATCGCAGACAAGCTTCATGACCACCGTGAGAAAAAGAAGAAGGAACGTGAAGAGAAGGCTGCAAAGGATGCTGAGATAAAAGCAGATTAATTTTTATGAGAGCGGGCATCGGCTTATGGCTGGTGTCCGTTTTCGGATGGGAGGAATTATGAATTCTATCAGTATTGATATTGAAACATTTTCCAGCAATGACCTTAGTAAGTGTGGTGTTTATAAATATGTGGAGGCAACTGATTTTGACATCCTGCTCTTTGGGTATGCGGTTGATGGCGGTGAGGTGATTGTGGTGGATTTAGCAGCAAGGGAAAAGATACCGGTGGAAATACTTGCTGCTCTTGCTGATGAAAATATAACCAAGTGGGCGTTTAACAGTAATTTTGAAAGAGTATGTCTGTCGGAATGGCTCAGAAGAAATCATCCTGAATATTTTGGTTCTTACAGTGTGGACAGTGATACTGTTGGTAATTATCTGAATCCAAGAGGATGGGAGTGCTCCATGATATGGTCTGCCTTTATGGGATTGCCATTATCACTTGCAGGTGTCGGAGCCGTGCTTGGACTGGAAGAACAGAAGCTGAAAGAGGGCAAGGATTTGATCAGATATTTCTGTGTGCCTTGCAAGGCCACCAAGAGTAATGGCGGCAGGACACGCAATCTGCCGGAGCATGACATGGATAAATGGAAGCTCTTTAAGTTTTATAACCAAGGGGACGTTGAGGTGGAGCAGTCCATTCAAAAGAAGCTTGTTAATTATCCGGTGCCTGATTTTGTATGGGAGGAGTTCTGGCTTGATCAGGAGATAAATGCCAGAGGCATTCAGTTGGATCTGACTATGGTGGAGAATGCGATTTCTTTGGATGAGATATCAAAAGAAAAACTCGTGGCAGCGATGAGAGAAATTACAGATCTTGATAATCCCAATAGTGTGGCACAGATGAAGGTCTGGCTTGCTGAACAAGGTGTAGAAGCTGAGTCCCTTGGTAAGAAGGATGTTGCAAAGCTTATGGATGAAGTAGAGGGAGATGTAAAGGATGCACTGCTGCTTCGTCAGTAGCTGGCAAAATCATCCGTGAAGAAATACCAGGCTATGCAGAATGCAGTCTGCGCAGATGGAAGAGCCAGAGGGATGTTTCAGTTTTATGGTGCCAACAGATCCGGAAGATGGGCGGGGCGTATCATTCAGCTGCAGAATCTTCCTCAGAATCATATTGAAGATTTGGAACAGGCCAGGGGTCTTGTAAGAGATGGAGATTATGAGGCACTTTCTATGTTATATGATTCGGTTCCAAATGTATTATCGGAACTTATCAGAACAGCATTTGTGGCAAGGGAAGGGAATAAGTTTGCGGTAGCAGACTTCTCTGCAATTGAGGCACGTGTGTTGTCATGGCTTGCCGGTGAGATGTGGAGAACAGAAGTATTTGTGAATAAGGGTGACATTTACTGTGCGTCTGCTTCTGCGATGTTTGGAGTACCGGTGGAAAAACATGGACAGAATGCTCATTTGAGACAGAAGGGAAAGATTGCAGAACTGGCACTTGGCTATGGAGGAGCAGTTGGTGCATTAAAATCAATGGGTGCTATTGAGATGGGACTTGCTGAAGAAGAACTACAGCCGCTGGTTGATTCATGGAGAGCCGCCAATCCTAATATCGTGAAATTCTGGTGGGATGTTGACCATGCGGTTAAAACTGCAGTGAAGCAGAAAAAGCAGGCTGATGTAAATGGCATCAGGTTCTTTTATCAGAGTGGGATGTTATTTATACAACTTCCGTCAGGAAGAAGGCTCGCCTATGTGAAACCGAGAATGGGATTGAGTAGATTTGATTCTGAGTCGGTTACTTATGAAGGCGTTGGCGGTACCAAGAAATGGGAGCGTATTGAAAGCTATGGTTCGAAGTTCGTGGAGAATATTGTTCAGGCTATTTCAAGGGATATTTTGTGCTATGCCATGAGAACATTATCACATTGTATGATTTGTGCTCATGTGCATGATGAACTGATTATCGAGTGCAGAGAGGATGTATCTCTTGATGCAATCTGTGAACAGATGGGAAGGATACCGCCCTGGGCGGAAGGATTAGTGTTGGGGGCTGATGGGTATTGTACACCATTCTATAAAAAAGATTAAAAAAAGCGGCACTTCCGAATTGTGAGTGCCGTTAAATGTTATTGATTATCGTTGTTTTTGGAAAGCTGTTCCTGCAATGCAGCAAGTTGTTTCTTTAATTCTTCATTCTCGGATGTGAGTTTCTTTATGGCAGCATCATTTTCCTTTTGCTGTTCCTCCAGTGAAACTGCCTTTTGCTGAAGCTGATTGTAGTCATAGTAAAAACTTGAAAAGTATTTTTGTAAAACTAGCTGTTCGATCTGCTTATATGTATCAGAGACAGGCGGTATCATGCCATTCTGCTGATAAAGTATGCGGTTGATACTGACTGTTCGGATATCGTTCAGTTTCAATACGGAATCATGGTTGATGAATGAAAATTCACTTGCCTTCAATAAAAACATATCACTTTTGGAAGCGGGATTGTCTATGTGGTGGTAGACATCCGGATGTTTTGCAGGATCATAGGAGAAAATCGGCAGAACATAAAGTAATTTCTGCTTTACGCCAATGACGAGACCTCTGTGCTCATAGGACATTTCAGGTTTATAATTTTTGCCGAACTCAAACTGATAGATTTCTCCTTTTTTTACTTGTTTGTGCCGGAATTGCTTTGTTCTGTTATCAGCCCAGCGAAAATCAGATGCTGAAAAACGATCCAGTTCATTGCTGGTGAAGTTATTGGCGATGATTATTTCATTGGTTTTGTTTTGAGCCTTTAGATATTCGTTCAATGGCATGTCTCCTTAGTTTAATAAATAAAAAAGGGTACGGCGCTAACCATACCCTACTCTGGCGAACCAGAGAGACCTCGTCGGTCAAATTATCCTTTCAATGGTGGCTTCGTCAGCCAAAAAACACTTGTTAGCAAGTGTGAAAGTGCAGTTTTTATATCTCTGCTCACTTATATTATACACGATTTTCAGAAAAAATCCACTGGTAATATCTACAAAATCTTTTTCTTAAATCAAGTGTTGGACTTAATCATACTGCCTTAAATAGTGAATGTCAATTAAAATAAAATAAATTTTTGAATTTTTTTCGGGGAGGTTAAAAACTTCCTGATTTTTTTTGCCTGTGACTTGAGGAAATACCTCACAAATATTTTTTCAAGGAGGGTAATTCAATGGAATTACAGATTTTTCAGAATGCAGAGTTTGGCTCAGTCCGCAGCACAATGCTCAAGGAGGAGCCTTATTTTGTAGGTAAGGATGTTGCAGAAATTCTCGGTTATGCAGATCCTAACAAGGCAATCGCTATGCATGTTGATGAGGATGACAAACTCAACGACAAAACAGCGTCGAGTTTAGGACAGCGTGGAGGATGGTTCATCAATGAATCCGGCCTTTACAGTTTGATCTTATCCAGCAAGCTTCCAGCAGCGAAGAGATTCAAGAGATGGGTTACATCAGAGGTCCTTCCTGCAATCAGGAGACACGGTTTATATGCAGTCGATGACATGCTGAACAATCCGGATGCACTTATCGAAGCACTTCAGGCTTATAAGGCTGAGCGTATGCAGAGATTAGCACTGGAAGCAGAGAATGCAGTGCAGAAACAGCAGCTTATCGAGATGCAGCCGAAGGCAAGTTACTACGATGTGGTTCTTAACAGTCCTGACCTTGTATCTATCACAGAGATTTCAAAGGATTATGGCTGGAGTGCCCAGAAGATGAATGAGTATCTTCACAGACAGGGTATTCAGTTCAAGCAGGGTGGAAGAATCTGGATCCTTTATCGGAAGTATGCGGAAAAAGGTTATACTAGCACCAAGACACATACTTATCCTGCCACAGACGGAAGCATTCATACCAAGGTTCATACCTACTGGACTCAGAAGGGCAGACTTTTCATTTATGACTTATTAAAGGCAGATGGTATTTTGCCTCTTATTGAGATAGTGTCAAATGACCTATGAAAAAACGAGCCAAAGAAAAAAGGCTCAAATGAACCTTGAAAACTGTAGATATTTTATGTTGTGGTAGCTTACCGCCACCCTTGACGGTACGAAAAAGAACTGCTGTAGGTGAATCACCGACGGCGAAGAACTCAAGAACAGTTTGAATTTTCCGTCGTTTACAGCAGTGTAGCAGTTCTTTTTCGTGCCATCAAGGGCAGGCCGCTTTGCGGTGGCTGGGATAATTACCTCTGGCTCTGAATCTAAGAACAGTTAGCGGCTTCGCCGTGTTGCAGGTTCAGAATCGTCTGTTGACCAAGGAAGATGAGAAGCTGCCATTTGCCCAGCATCGTGTCAGCCTGAGACAGCATTTCGACTTCATTTAAGACTTTATAGTTGTTGTGTTTGTGTGGTCTTAGGAAGTTGTAATAAGCAACCCAGAGGGCGAGATCATAGTTGGCTCCATCGATGTTATCAAAGCCGTTGGTTTTACGATAGGAAGCTTTGTATGTACGGTTTAAGCGTTCAATCATCTGCTTGTAAGGTCTGAATTCTTTAGAAACCTCATCGTCATTGGTGAGTCCGATTACCTGTGTGATTTCAAACTTAAACTTATCACCGAATTCATGGAAGAACTGCTGGGCGGCAAGGGGATATGCACTGTAGCCATCTGCAATGAACTTAAAGTTCTTAGGCAGTTCTTTTAGATGCCGGAAGGCCATCCGCATTGCCAGAATGCATGGACCAACACCACGATTATCAGATACCTGATAGCCGATAACAGAGCGTTTGGCAGCATCCATGATAAACCAGATATAGGTTTTGATACCACGGATTTTGATGTATGTCTCATCAGCAGTAAATACATTGCCAGTTTTGGATTTAATGCAGGAGCCGGTTGGATGATAAGTCTGACTGGCTTCTTTTTTGATTGAAAAAATGGCAGTTTTGATGTACTATAAATTATACGAATAAGACAACTAATTTTTGGTTGAGGATTGGAATTATGGTAAAAAACAATATCGAAGTTGATGTAAAAGTAAAATGTATAGAACAAGGTAAAACACAGGTGCAGCTGGCTGAAGAGATTGACACTACAAAGGCCTATGTTAATCGTGTCATCAAGAAGCAGGATGGCGTTGTGAATAAGACTTTTGTGCAGATGATGGAAGCACTGGGGTATGATATTGAACTTACTTATGTGAGAAGGGGAAAATAA